TGTTGCGCAGATTTAGTCGGTCCAGCATGTCGGTAATGATTACATGACTCTGGCTGTAGTCACCATGATAATGTTCATGATTGCCCATGACATAAACAATATCTGGATAGCAATCACTAGCCCTACGGAAAAACTCTGTATAGATCTTGCCACGCTTAACACGGTCAAACCCTGCATTGGGCACGGCATCCCAGCCACCTGTCAAACGACTCTCAGCACGAATGTCCTCTGCAACACAGATATCTCCGCTGAGAATCAACACATCAGCATTGTTTGTGTTTGCGATATTGTAATCACCAAACTCAAGATGTACATCACTGGTTAAATCAATTTTCATTATAATCCTTGGGCACATAAGCAGGCCAACCTATTAGGAACAACAGTCTATCCTGCTCATCTTGAAATTTAAAATCCATGAAGTCTACGTTGGCTGAAGTCATGTATCTATCGCCAGGCAATCCAAATACTTCCACACATCTGGCTAGTATTTCGTTCCAGCGTTCGTTGTAATTATAGTTGATCCGAGCTATGTACATTATCTGCGCATACGTGCAATGTCTTTGGCATCATCGTCAGTGAATATGGGCACAGCATTGCTCTTGTGCATGGTGCCAATGCCCATGACCTTGGTGCCCGTGTACTTTTGAGGTGCCTTGGTGGTTACTGCACCTTTCACGCCAGTGTCAACACTGGGCAGACGCTCAGTGTCACGACCTCTATGATTGAGGCTGTAACCTTTCAGCGGCTTGAATGCTGTGCGTGGCATACGCGGATCAGCTGGTACATGTTTGGCAGAAAAATTAGGAGCAAGTTTTGCCCACTCAGTCTGCTTCACATCCCACTCAGCCTTGAGTTCGCGTTCTCGGCGTGCAGCATCTGCATTTTGATATCGACGTTTGCTGCGGCGCTTGCCTGTAGTGGTAAGCCAAGGACCTTCAAGATGCATGCTCATCAACGGTCTCCAAAGTAGTACATCATACCGTTATTATAACATGCTGTGATTTATTGGTCAATTGGATTTTTTATGCTCTAGATCTTGGATACTGTGCTCAATTGCTGAGCAAAGTTGTCTAGCAGTTGCACGATCCATAATAAAATCGCCCTGCCGTGTGGCATGTCCAGTAAACAGCACACGCCAGGCTTCCAGGATTCTGTTGTATCCAGACTTCCAAAAAGGCACATAGATATCTTTGTAGAAAGTAACTGTGATGTCATCGCAGTCTAGCTCGGGCACAACTTCAACCCAAACGTCAAGATCATGTTGGTTGCTATGGCAGTCACATGCTACCCTAAATGCGTGAGCGTCTTTCCATTCGCCGGTACGCATGATATTTTTTACAGGTTGAGAAAGTGTATCCATGCAAAGATGATAACTGAAAAAACGTGACCTGTCAACCTAGGTTTATCGGAAAAAGATCATGGCCATAAACAAGCTTTGCAGCATAAATCCTACCGATATCACAATGGCAATAAGATGATTCCGGACCACCAAACTTTGACAGAACATTGCTATCAAGCCTGCCCATACCAATACTACCATGTCAAGCATTGGCATGCGATCAGTCCATGCCATCATTACACTGATCAAACTAGGTATTGTGGTGGCATGTAGCAATATCACTGTGAGCAGTTGCAGCGCAGTGGAACTAATGTGGGGTGTATGCTCGCGCAACCACTGAAGTCCTTGTTCTGCATTGAACTGTAAATTGATAGTTTTGAGTTGGTCCAGAATTTTCATCATGTCGCCTGTTTCTTAGGGTTGTAAAAGATGTGCCTGCCAATTTTGATAATTGGTTGGTGCGGCCATCGTGGGTTCACGTAGTCGGCATGATAGTACATGGCATTTTTTAGGCTAGGTAGTCTGAAACCTTCCAAAAGAACTTTCTTGGCAGCTTCACGGCTTTCATCCCACATCGCACGATTGATCGGACGATTCTGCTCACTTCCATCACATAGCCAACTAAATTGACAAACTACAGTAGAGTGGAATACAGTTTTTTGAGAAATAACCTGACAGACATCGTTGGGGAACAACCCACTGGCTGCTCGATTCATTACTACCTGTGCCACAGCGATTTTTCCTTCTGCCGGTTCAAACGCGGCTTCATAGTAAACATTTCTGGTCATGCAATTCAACCTGCGATCGATGTCAGAAACCGAAGTCCTATGAAGGTTCTCGCTGCTATTTATATCCTTGTACTTGATATCAACTGCCCACTTGACTATGTTGAATGAAATCAACAGAGCCAAGGCAAACAGTGCGGTTCGTATAATTGTAGCCATATCTAAATCTCCCTTTGGGGATACCCACAATCCTGATCGTTTCTTGCTTTTCTCAGTCATAAGCATCCTTGAAAGTTTTTCATGGTAGTTTTATATATGGTGCAGATACAGTATGATATACGTAGATAAAACTAAAAGCAGTATATTACTATATTATTGTTTATTTGTCAAATCTGCACACCGGAATTGGACGCATTTTATGCAGATTACGGCGCCGTAATTGGCGATATCTCTGCAATTTTACCTGGTCCGATTCGGAAACTGATTTACGGATTTTCCTTTTGGGCTGTTGATCTAGAGCCATCATGCGCTCTAGATCGGCATAAGTCATGCCAAGTTGATCCTGATCAGTGCGGCCATCTGCCCAAAGTCCATCAGTGGGTTCGGCCTCGATAATTTCACATAAAACGCCCAGTTCGCGTCCCATGTCCCATACTTCGGTTTTGAGACAGTCAGCTATAGGGCTGATGTCTACTCCACCGTCACCATATTTGGTGAAAAATCCTACTCCAAAATCTTCTACGCGGTTTCCTGTGCCCACCACGATGCCTGATTTTGATTGTGCTATCTGATACAAAGTCATCATACGTAATCTTGATCTACTGTTGGCATACGCCAGCTCATTGTTAAACAGCAGTGTGTCAGTTTCAAACTGTTTGAAAGTGGGCGTGAGATCAAGAGTGTAATGAACAACGTTGTCAAAATTGTTATCCAGCCATTCACCATGCTTCAGGCTGAGACTGTGAGTGTGTTGGCTTTGAAGAATAGGCATACTCACAGCAATGGTGGAGATTCCGGTGTGTGCGCACAATGTGGATACCACTGCTGAATCAATGCCTCCGGATACTCCCACAACCAACGACTCAACATGATGCTTTTCGGCGTAGGTCTTGATCCAGTCAACAATGATTTTGATGCGTTTTTTTGCTTTCAAAGTTCAGCCTTTTTTGATTGGTTGTTTGAGTTTGCTAAAAGTTTGCAGTTTTTCTTCTATGCGTTTTTTAACACGGCGATATTTATTGCCAGCTTCACGCAGTTCTTTCCAGTCGTTTTCCATGGCCTCGTCGCAATCTAGCAATCCAAGTTGAGTCTCAATACGTTCCAGAGTTTTCATAACACTTTTACCGTTGATCTCAAGATCTTCTGCATTGATCCTGGCTATGTTCATGTTTTGGGACCAGTTATAACTAGTGCCTGTGGTAGCACCTGTTGTAGCCCAAACTTGTTGATGGCCTGCTGACAGATTACCACTGCCGCTACCACCGGATCCACCATAAGTAATACCTCCACTGCCACCACCACCGCCCCCTAGTATCGTTCCTTGTGTGAGTTGACTTAGATCTATACTGGTTATCTGACTGGTGGTCAATGATGGAATCTGCATGGTTGTAAGATCTTGCCAAGATATAGAATCTGTTTGCCACATTGTTGAAAATGTATTAGCCTGTGGCTCTTTAGGCGCAGTATAGTTATTCAGTGCCTGGCGAAGTTCTTCTAGCTTTGTTTCTTGAGTGTCCATGTTCCATCCTTGTTGTCTATCCATTCAACAATGTCTCCCTCGCGCCAGCCTAGTTTTTCACAGAGTTCTTCGCCAAGTTCAATCATTACACCCTCAGGATCGTCGGGGTCTTCAATTAAAGTTCTAATAAATCTTTGTTCGCTGTCTGGATACATTCTATCACACTTCCCATACATAGGGTCCAGATTTTGGTACTGCAAAATTCAAATAGGTTTCAATTTTTTCTAGATCATGTCGCGACTTCAAACTTACCAGCTCATTGGCAAAGTGCAGCTCAACCCCAAGGTCCAATGCCAGGTTCAGCAATTCCAAACGTCGTGTGATGTCATCGGTCAAACAGTACATGCTACAAAGCACAATACCATCAGGCTTTTCGCGTATGTACCATTCGAGCCCTGGTTGCCAATCCATGTGTTCATTTTCAAACTCATAACTGGTGTAGGCTATTTTGTTTTTCACACAGTAAGGTTCAATCACAGCTCGTTGCATAGGCAATGGTATGTGTTTGCTGAACGCA